GTACGTCAGGCAGCTATGAACGCTTGTAACGGAAAAGATGTTCCGATTGAGATTATCGAGCGTGGACTTAAAGATGACGATTGTGATGTACGTCAGGCAGCTATGAACGCTTGTAACGGAAAAGATGTTCCGATTGAGATTATCGAGCGTGGACTTAAAGATGACGATTGTGATGTACGTCAGGCAGCTGTTCGCTATTGCGAACAGAATATGATTAAATTACCTATTATTAGAACTATAGAACCGCCGGAAAAAGTATATAAAAAATGTGTTGCTGGTGTGATTGTAGTTGCAGAGATTCCAAAGGATGCTGAAATCAGAGGAAGTATAGATTCAAAATGCCGTACTAATAAAGCGAAAATTATTGATATTATAGGTGATTTTTGCGGAGAAAAAATTGGTATTTCTATATGGGATAGAGAAACTACATATTGTATTGGTGATGAGGTAATTATTGAAGATTTTGATAGAGGATTTGATGAATGTTCAACAGGTTATCACTTCTTTTGCAATAAGAGATTAGCAGAAAATTATAATTAATAGGAGGATTTAAAAATGAAATTTTATGTTAACTCAAAAGAATTTAATAACGCTATAAAGAGAATTATTCCCATAGCAAAGAGATATAAAGGCGGTGCTTGTCAATTCTTAGCTGGACTGATTATCAGAGCGAACGAGAACGGAGTTTTTATCGAAAGTAACTCACTGGAGCATAAATGTAAACTTGCGATTCCATACATTAAAATCGAGGAATACGGAGTAGCAACTTTGTATTATGCGGAACTGGAAAAAATCGGAGCAGTAAAGGGAGTATTCGCAATTCAAGCTGACGAGTGCGGAGAAAATGAACCTTGTTATGCTAAATCAGATAAAAAGAAAATGACGGTAGCACAGGTCGCTAAACTGGATGATATGATTGAATATTACGAGGTCGAGCAGACAGCGGATAATGATTTTATGGATATTCAGAACGGACAGGATTTTATCAAGTCAATTAAGACGGTATCAGTAGCGGTATCAGATAATATATCTAAACCGATTTACACAGGTATTCTGTTTGATAGTGTGGATAAAGGGATAGTTGCTATTGACGGTTATAGAATGATTGTGCGTAAATGCGACTGGTGGACGAATAACAGCACAAAAGCGGTCGCAGCCGGATTCATTAATGCTGACTTAAATAAACTGATAGGCAAGGCTACAGACGGTTTAAAAGTATATTGTGACGGTAAGCACATAACATTTTACGGAAAAGATTTTGTTTATACTTCGAGATTGCTTGACGGTCAGTTTTTGGACTGGAAACAGGTTATACCGAATGACGTAACAGCGGAATTTGCGGTCGAGAACGTAAAGGAATTTACGGAGATTCTAAAAGAATATAAGAAGTATTCAAAGAATGAAAAGGATATCATTTGCCCTACACGAATTATGAGTTATGACGGAGATATTCTGATGAATATAAACACGGTAACTTATAAGACTACGGATTTAGTTAAGGCTAAAGATGAGGTCACAGCGGAGATAGACTGTGGATTCAATTGTGGTTACTTACTGGACGCTGTTAATGTGTTCGATAAAGAGGAATTTGTGTTCAAGTATAGTGGAACTCTAAAGCCGTTAATACTTGAAAATGATGAGTATTTGGCTCTGGTTGTACCGATGAGAATAAGCGATGAGAGTTATACTGCGGATGAAATTAGAAAAGATTTTGCAGCTTAACAGGAACAGGACGGAGAACGGAGCAAATTGCCGGTCGGTGATTTGCTCCAACGGATAAACAGGAGGTCAGATTATGGGAGTATACAGAGATAATTCTCCGGTTTTGGTCGAGGACGTAAAACAGCAGTTAGCCGGAGAGAGCGACAAAGGATATATCAGATATTTTATTGATAAGTTATACGACAAGGGAGTGTTGATTTTCACAGAGAAAAAAGAACTGTATCAGCACTACGGAATTAATTTAGGTTAGGAGCGTGACAAAATGCTTGAATACATAGACGTAGACAGCTATAAAGCGGAGATTTTAACCGAAGAACGCAAGAGGATTCGACACGTTCAGAGGTACTTAGCAGAACAGAAAAAGCAGCGGAAACGTGAAACGAGAATATCTATACTGCGTAGGATAATTGGATTCGGAATAGTCATAGGTTGTATTGCAATAGCTTATAGTGGACTTTTCTATGGTGAGGACGCAACAGTTTTGTTGTTATTCGCTTTTGTCGGACTTTTGATTGCATTTGAAGGTCTGGGGAGTTGGATTGTGTTCGCAATAGGACGGATTCTGAGTAAGATTTTCAAGTAATTTCAAGTAGGAGGAGGAATAAATTTTGACATTTATGATAAAGTCGGTAAACTTAAACGAGGTTAAGAACGAGCGAGATTATAACAAGCAGCTTGCGACTAATAAGCCGGTGTTCGTGAACGGTGGAGTTAAAGCTGTGGAAAAATATCTTGGTACGAAGATAACAAAAGACGGAGCGAAGTATACGGCAAAGGTCGATAATACGGAGCATTTGATTATTAAAGTAGCAAATTAAAAACTTAATTTTAACAGGAGGTCAATTATGGAAGTTATTAAAAGAGGTAAAACTCCGGACGGAGTGGATATTCAGATTGAGGACTGGAACGGAAGATTTGACATTGGTGCATATCCTATAGCTAAGAACGCTAAAAAACCGTGGATAGACAGCGGAGAGCGATTCAGACTAACTTTGTCGGGGTTTAATGAGGATGAAGTAGGGGCTGTTTTCGATAAACTTGTTAGCGGAGAAATAACATTAGTTGATTTAAGAAGGTATTTGACGTATCAGTATTTTGAAATGCTTATAGCTGATACAAAGACGGACGAGGAAAGACGAGAGTTGTTTCAGAACGCAAAGAAATATGTCAGCGGATATGTTTACGGACAGTACGAGAATATTTCTACCAAAGAACAGGATGAGATTATTAGACAGGTTTGTGAGATTATTAATATATTTTATGACACAGGATATTAAATTAGCCTTGCATTACGTCACGGACGGTGATATAATGCAAGTGAAATGGAGATAATACTATGAAAATTATTGATAAAAACATAGCACAGGAGATTGTGCAGAGGATAAAGAACGCAAATGAGAGCGTTAAAGGAACTCACAGCTCTATGCAATATCATATGGAAACTTATTATAAATATGGTAACAAGTGGAGATTTTTGTCTTGGGGTTATCCTATTTATAAAGTAGATAACATAGATGTTTATTATAAGAAGCGGAAAGACAGCGAATATTTGATTTTTGAAAAATCCGATGGAGAGGTTGAGAGATTCACAATTACTCCACAAATAAGAGAATTGATAGGCGAGTTACTTTAAAACATAATTTTTAAATGGAAAATTTATCTTTTTCATTTCAACCACTTGACAATCACAAAAAAAGGAGTGTATAATTAACAATGTTAGGAATTTTAGCAGCTATTTTTGGTGTAGGAGAAACGATTAAAGAGAATACAGAGCCTACGGCAAAGGACTTCAATATGGATAAATACAGACAGGACGTATTGAACGGAGTACCGCCAAAGGTTCGTATGCAGAAGATTAAATCAGGAGCATACGGACGTTATCACGACAATAAATAAGTCAGCCTACGGATAATTCTGTAGGCTGACGAGAAAAATATTATTAATAATATTTAAACAAGCTAAATAATATTAAGGAGGATATTATGTGTGTTACGGCTGAGAAAATCATAGACTTTAACCCATTTTTAGAGGTTATAGAAACTGAGAAGAAGCCTAAAAGACCGAGCGTAAATCAGCAGCATAGCAAAGAAGTATATCCGATTAGAGAGTCGGAGAATATTCAGAAGTGTATAGATGTACTGAATCAGAAAATAGAGAGATGGAGAGGAAACTCAACTAAATATAAACTTGCTAAGAGGAATAAGATGTTATTTGTTGTAGGAATTAATGTTGGAATCCGAGCGAGTGATTTAGTTAAGTTGCAATTCTCGTTCTTTATGGATGGGTTCGGTCATATGAAGGAAAGTTACGTTATTAAGCCGGAGAAAACCAAAAATAAGAATAAATATGTTACTCTGTTCTTCAATCCTGTGGTACAAAAGGTAGTAGCAGATTATAAAAAGGAGTTCGGTTGTAGGATAGATGATTATTTATTTCCGAGCCAAAAATGTAACGATTACGGAGATGTTGTACCGCTGAAAGCTAAAGAGTTATGGCGAATAATGGATAATTTAGCAAAGGACGCTGAGTTACCGTATAATATTGGTAGTCATTCTCTGCGTAAGACTTTCGGTTATTGGGCTTATCAGAACGCAAAGGACAAAACTGCGAGAGTGCAGCTTTTACAGAAGATATTTAATCATTCATCACCATTAGTCACGCTAACTTATATCGGAATCACTTATGAAGAAATTGAGGAAGTATTTAATAGTCTTGACTTTGGTGTAGAATTAACATAGGAGGAAAATATGAAATTTTTTAATTCAAGCTAAACTTTTTGAAAAATTCATTGTATAATATAAGTGAGGTCAATTATGAATATCAAGTTTGAAGTGTTTGCGGAGAAATTCAGAGCCGATACTACTATACAAGCTATTGAGCTTTTTCGTGACGAGTCGGAACAGGTATTAGATTTCTTTATTCGTGAGGTTAAACCAAACGAGTTTAAAGACTTCTACGGACTGTACAAACGACTTTATGATTTAGGTTATAACGGATTCACATTCTTAGAAAACGTGTCTGAGGACGAATTAACGGAGATTTTAAAGCTATTACAGTTACCATCAGTAGACAGAATTAAGCGTTGTATTGTTTATTTTAAAATGTATGCTAAATTCTGCGGTTATGATAATAGTGTAAAAATAATGAACGATTTTAATTATGATTCTTTTTCGGACGATTCTGTTAAACCTATATATATTAGTCACGAGAGATTAACACGAGATTTGCGAGAAGTAGACAGGTCTGATGAGTTAAATGCTTTCTATTATACGACACTTGCAAGAGCCATTTATTACGGAATATGGAGTAAAGATTATACCGTACTTAACAATCTTAGAGCAAAGGATATTAATGATAAGACAGGAGAAATAAAACTGCGTGATGATAACGGTCACGAGTGGAAAATTACTATTCCTCGTTCTCTTGCCTATGATTTGATTGATTTATCCGAGGATACTAAGTGGGATAAATTAAACAGAGGTGGGTTAATATCATCAAACGACTTTGATTGTACTGTTGCGGATAGAGTATTCAAACGTATAGCATTTGGAAAATACAAAGGTTCGGCTAATGAGGGTTTTACAAACTCTTTTAGATTGAAACTACGGCATTTGTTTAAAGATGTATTGGAATACAACATTACTCCACAAAATCTTTTCTACTCCGGTATGTTCTATCAAATAGATGGAGAACTGAGGACGGTTGATTCTGATTTACGGACGGTTTGTAATAAGCAATTCTCTGAGGTTACGACAGCCGAGAGCGAGATTATTACAAAAGTGATGGATAAATACAGAGTTTACCAAAAACCGTTAGTATGGATTCGTAACAGGCTGCAAGGGCATTTGGGAGAGTTATTTGGTGGTTAAGAACTGTCCTGAATATTGGACTGTCATAGAAAAATAGAACAAATATTCGATTTTCTATTGACAGGTTCAAATTTCGTTGCTATAATAGATACATAAAACAAATCGCCCTACGGAAAAATCCATAGGACGATAAGCAAAAGAATTTTAGTAATAAAGGCGGTTTAGACAATTATTACTATAGGTATTTTAATTGATTTAGCGGATAAAGTCAAGTGATTTTTAGGTAACTTTTGAGTTTTTTAAAGAGCATAGGGAATTATGGTAGTTTTTTTAACAAATACATCAAAACACCTCACTATTTTTTGTCTTTCTGCTCGACAAAATAACAGAGTTAAATGTATTAACTCGTTTCCTTTCGCTTTTTTAATCACTAATAAGATATTGTATTATTTTCTTTTTTCTACCAACGGGGCTTCCCTATGTTCTTTAATGGACTCAAAAGTTGCTGAGAGATTTTGTTATTATTACAACTTTGAAATAAGTTGTAATGTAGGACGGATGATTGGAATTATTATAAAAAGTTACAATTTTGTTAAAATATGAAGAAATTTCAATTTACTATTGATTTACTACAACTTTTGTAGTAGAATAATAGCAAAGGAGGATAGTATGAATGATAAAACTCTGAACATCAAAATGCCGGAGAAATTATATAATGATTTAAAAGAAGAAGCGAAACGGAAAAATGTTTCACTTGCAGCTTTAGTTAGACTGATTCTGACGGAGCATTTTGAAAAGTAAAGAGAACCCTATAGCGTATGCTGTCGGCAAACTTTATACACTATAGGGCGTTGCGACAAGAAAAGTCTGTTAGGTCAACAGGCTCTCCTATCTATGAAATATTTTACATCATTTATAGCCTTCTTGTCAAGATATAATCGTATTTTACGGAAAATTCTACGACAAGGAGGTTTATTTTATGTCGGACAGTAATATAGCGATTAGAGAAACACAGATAGATGATGTAATACAGATAAATGACTTTGATTTATCGGTCAAAGAGTATCAGGGTGAGCGTGTTGTTACGTTTAAGGATATTGACGAGGTACACGGTAGACCGGACGGAACAGCGAGAAAGAGGTTTAATGATAATCGAGTACGTTTTATTGAGGGAACGGATTTCTTTAATATAACCCAGCCGTCCGAAATTCGGACGCTTGGTATTGTACGACCACAAGGTGGTACTCCCTCTAATGTAATTCTTCTCACAGAAAGCGGTTACTTAATGCTCGTTAAGTCGTTCACGGACGATATAGCTTGGAGCGTACAACGACAGCTTGTTAATTCCTATTTCAGAGTAAAACAGATAATCAGCGATAACTACATATTATCAAAGGAAATAGAGGAATTAAGGAAAACCGTAGCGGTTACAGTTAAACTTCTTCAATCAAAACCGATGATAGACGTTAAATCGGTCAATACTTGGAAGAAATATATCTCTACTCCGTTAGTGGAGAATATCTCTGAGTTATCTAATATGGATATAGCAGAGTGTTATAAATTGATTTATGCGTTTATGGAACGTGATTATGGATTCTGCGAAGCTGCGGTATTAAATGAGTTTAATACTAAATACGATTGTGAGAACTGTAACGTATCTACAATCAACGCTATAGCTAACAGCCCTGTTTATCAGACTTGGTTTGTACAATCAGCATATCAAGTTAGAGATATATTCCAAAAGCAGTTAACGGAAGATTTTGGTGCTGGTGTTATAGCGGATAAAACACAAACAGATAATGAAACTCTTGTTAAACCTATTCGTAAATTCTCTGTTACGGACGATACTGAGAACATTATTGCCGTAGTAGCGGAGCATTTGGACGATAGGACGGATAAAAAGATAAAAACAAGACACAAGATTTATTCTGAGATTACTTCTCCGCTTGGTTGGAAACACCTTAAAACACGTTACCATTGTAAGACTAAACGAGATGTGATTGATAAGGTGGATAACTACAAAAAGAAATTCGTTAAGATTTGTAACGAGATAATTAATAGTTAAAAAATTTGGGAGGTCAAAAACAAATGAAGAACGTAGTGGATTTTGAGAATAAAAAATTTGATGTTTCTGCTTATGAGAAAATCAATAGTGTAACTCTTGATTCAGTAGGAAAAAAACTTAAAGAGGGTTTTAGTAAATTATTTGAGGGTGAGTTGCTGGAAGGACTTTTAGCCAATATGTTAGAAAATCTTTTTAACAAGAAGATTAAGATGATTCATATGGTTGTTACGGATAAAAACGACAACCTTATTTGTAGTGCTGTTATCCGTAGACCTCTTTTAACAGTTGCAAGTTCTAATGGCGGTTATCCTTCGTTAATGATTACGGAATTTGTTGAAGAATTTAGGGCAAAAGCAAGCGTTAGATTCTGTTATGGATTGGATAAGATTAAGATTAATAAATCAGTTAATCTACCACACGAAAAATATTTTGTAAATTTTAATGATGAGAATATGTCAAACAATTATAATTTTACTGTTCTTTATGAGGACGGAAAGGAGGAAGAATAATGATTGTAAGACACAATTCTAACTCAGCTTATCTTATGGGTGATGTTCTGATTAAGAATATTATTATCTCGGATGAGTTTATGTATAGTACCCCACGCTCCACTAAAATGGAGCGTGCGAGGGATTATTATGAACGCACAGGAGAATTTGATAAGCCTATTATTGTAGCCGAGGACGGTACATTGGTAGACGGATATATAAGGTATCTGATAGCAAGAGAAAAAGGACTAAAGTATGTCACTTGTATTCAAGCTGCACAGTTTGTTAAAGGTAAAATTATCGGAGAAAAAGATGGAAAGAAAACTGTTTCGGATAAAATCTATGAGTGGCGAGTACCTTATGATAAGTCTGCTCCCGACCAATACTTTAAGAAAATTGGTGATATTCTTATGGTGGAGGTTAAGCGTAAAGATAAGATGGGATTCGCTATGATGATGGTTGAAAAGGTGGTGTTCTCTACTGACGCAACACGACACGTTAATAGACGTAGAGTTGTGACAGGTGAGATATACGATTCTGAATACTCCCATATTAAGCAGAATTGGTTGAGCAAACTTCTGATTAAGTATAGATATTGGAAGTACGAGCGTGAAAGAAAAGCAATTAATCAGTTAAAACTTGACGCTCTTGGCGTTGAGAGAGAACTTGCGAGTGCCTAATAATATGTATTTATCAGCGGAGCAACGGAAACTTGTAGAGGATAATCATAATCTAATTTACGGTTTTATACATAGACACAATCTGCCTGTTGACGAGTATTATGGTGTACTTGCTATAGGATTGTGTAAAGCTGCTCATAATTTCAAAGTAGGCAAATGTACTTTCGGAACGTATGCGGAGTATATGTTTAAACACGAGTTATATGTTGCGAGGTATTATGATAATAAACAACCTAAAACAGTAAATACTATTGTCATTCAAGCGGATTCCGAGGACGAAGGTAACGAGTTTAACCTATTGGATAAAGTTGCCATTACTGAGGACACCAAAGACACGGTATGTGATGAAGTTGTCAAGGATATTATTATCGAAGAATTTAAGAGTAAGTTGCCGGATATAAAACGGAAGATTTTTGATTTACTGATACAAGAGAAGAAGAAAAAAGACATAGCGGAAATTTGCGGAATATCTAAAGGTCGTTTATCACAGATTGTTACGAGTTTAAAAAACGATTTCAGAAGATATTTGGACGCAAATTTTTAAAAATTTAATATCTTTATTATTTAAACAAGGTGGATAATAACAATGAAAATTTTTGTTCACGAATTTTGTGACTGTACGATTTCTACCGAGGTTGACAATATCTTTATTAGAGAAGTGGAAGTATCCGAGATGAATAATGGTGTTGATACTTATTATGTTACGGAGAATGATGTAATATACGATTCTAAAAATACCATTTTAGAACAAATGTTATATACATTATTTCGTGAGGATGGGATTTACTATTATGTAAGTTTGCAACCGAAACGAGATACGTTTATTAAAGCAATTCTTAATCACTATATGAAACGGATTGAACATACTTCTCAAAACTTAGAAGAACTGAGGAATAAACTGATGAGGTTTAATCTGAAATACGTTCTTAGTAGTAATAATGCCGAATCGTAGGACGGAATCTCGCCAAAGTAAAGGTTGATAGTGTGCCAATTCAATTAAAGGAGCGTGAATATGCGATACGAATGTAGACACACAAAAACAGAAACGGATAGGTATGGGAAAAACAGGTTAAGATTATTAGTCTTTTGTCTTGTAACAGTTATTGTATTTCTGATTATCGGAAGTGCAAGCTGCGTAACAGGACGGAATGAAAAACCAATAAAAGAAACAAAACCAACAGAAACAGAAACACAATCAACTTTTACAACGGAAAAATCCGAGAAAACTACAACTGCTCCTACAGAAACTACTATGGAAGTCAAAGAAACGAAACCAAAGCAGAAGAAACCAAAAGAGAAAACTGTAAAAAGTAGCGAATATCTCTTTAGTGTAGACAATCCCGACTGCAATTACAAAGCACAATCCGTATATTTATCGGATTCAGAACGGATAGAATTAGCACATCTCGTTATGGGTGAATCCGGTGGTGAAGGATTTGAGGGTTGTTGTCTACTTGCACAGGCTGTTCGTGACGCTATGGTCTACAGAGGTTATGAAACAATCTCGGAAGTAATATCTGGTATGAGGTATTACGGATATAAGTATGAAACTTGTGATGACGTTGAGAACGCTATTGACTACATATTTGTTGAGGGAAACTCAGCGGTTCAGCACAGGATATTATATATGTATGACTGTTCGCTCTGTGAGGGCGAATGGCACGAAACACAGGAATTTATTATACAGTACAACACAACAAGGTTTTTTGATAGTTGGGAGGACTAATGAAATGTATATTATAACAATTATATTAGCAATCCTAATGATTGTCTATGGAATTGTTAATTTGATTTTTGATATTAAACTTAGAAATGCCGTTAAGAATGACTATGAGGAAGAATGTTTAACAAAAGATACGAGCCTTATGCTCCGTGATTTTGTTGGGGAACTAAAATACTCACTTTCTACTCAAATAGTTGCGGATTCTGCATTAATTGGATTTGCAACGGTAATTCTAATCACAGCATTTTTAATAATTTAAGTATTCGTAACGAATAGTATAGAAAAAGGAGTGATAGCTTGGATTGGTGTTCTACGGGGTCAATGGAGATGATACCCACGAAAAAGATAACCGATGATTTATTTTCTAAATTAGCAGAACTCATACCACCAATGGAAATTATACCGCCAACAACAGTAGATACACCACAAATGGTAGTACATAGTTATGATAATGATACTTCTATTATGGGAATGAGTTTTGATGAATATAAAAAGTATTTCGATACAAAAGATATAAAGAATGATTTAGTTGCAAATTCTATGAAGTATATCGAGCCTTTTATAAAACCAAAGACAGCAGATTCTTATTTGCGAATGGAACAAGGTGGTAAAACACCTATTATATTTAAACCAAAGGAGAAATTAGATATGGATAAGATAACAAATGCAGAAACTATTACAATTAAAGACCCGAAGGTTGTCAGCTTGGCGAAACTTGTTGATAAGTGGGTAGTTGCACAGAACGAACTTCTTGCTTCTGTTTGTGAAGACGCAAAGGAAGCACTTATTGCAAGTGATACCCTTAACGCTGATATAGAGGAAGTTTTCGATAATTGCTATAAGGAATGTTGTGCTGTTCTTGATAAGCATAACGAGGGCGATTGTTCGACCGATGAATCTTTCGGAAAATTAGTGGTTAGAGTGGATAAAAACTCTGCTATGAAGATTCTTAGAAACTACTTAACTCCCCCGTGTATCTATACGGACGAAACTAAGGCTGACTTAGAGAAAGTTGTTAAGTATAAGAAGAAAACATCAGAGTGGATTGCTGATACCGCAGAAACGGTTAAACTTTTACTTAATTCACTTCCATCGGATTTTGTTTATGCCGAGGGGATTGAGATTCTTAAACAGTATGATGTTGTAAACGAGAATGGAGTTTTTAGAAAAGACGATATTTCATTCTGTCTTTGTGAACTCTGTGACATTCTTGGATTTGAGGATGACGAGGATGAAAAAACCTCAGACCTTATAACAGAGGAAAATTCAGCCTCCGATGATACTCAGGAATCTAAAGAAGAAAAATAAATAGCTTTCTACGCTCCGAGGAAGGAATTAAAATGCCGATTACAAAGATGTTCTCATTGTATTTTGACCTCCTTTCAAATAAATATATAAACAGAACCTACCCTTTTTCTCTACACCTCATTATTTCATCATTCAATATTACTTGGTTCGTTTGTTATTCATTCCTTCCTCGGTTTAAAAATATACTTTAAGTTTTGTCGGAGATAATTGTAAGTATAGTTATAGTTATCTCCGATATTAACAGTTAATAATCAAAAAAATTCAAGTTAGGAGATACGCATATGGCGAGAAGAACAAGGACTCTCAAAAGAAATATAGCAAGAAATAATATGGCTGCACAGGGTTATAAATCTGGTGTGAATCGTAAACTACTTCCCGATACAAAGGACGTTGGTAAAAAAATCAGCTTCTTTAGTAAGTATTGGAGAGATTTTCTTGTTGTTAAAAAGAAGTTGTTAAGAAGAAGAAATCCAAAAAAGATAAGAAGTAATTAGAGGTTGGATATGAACAGAGTAAGACTGTTTGAGAAATCACAGTTTGTTAGTGGAGAACTTTTCCATCTGTTAAAGAAATTATCAGACAATGTTTTAGATACATATTATCAAGACTTGTTTACGGATAAATTTCAGGAGTTAGTATTTGTTAGACTTAAAGACAAACGGAAGTTGAGGTTTAACGTCACTAATATGTCAAATATTCAAATAGTAAAAACGATAATAGATAAACTTATCGAAGTCGATAACTTTACAGGAGAGAAAAATGAGTAACGACAGAATTAAATCACAGATAGACGCTGTTTTAGATTTTTTACAGAGGAACGGTAGCATAACAAGTATGCAAGCTATTGAGAATTTTGGTGCTACGAGATTGAGTGGTATTATTTATACTCTGAGGAACAGAGGATATAATATTACAACTACTCTTAGAGAAGTTAAGAATCGCTACGGCAGAATGACACATATAGCTGTTTACAAGTTGGAGTGATTTTGTGGAAAGAGAAAGAATCATAAGAAACTATCTCGTATGGAGTAACTATGGAGATTGCTCTATGTGGCTTGTTAAGGCTGATACGGCTAAACACGCAAAGGAACTTGTCTGTAGAGAATATAAGTATCCGTTGACTATGTTGAAGGTACGAGATATTGAACGGATATTTAACGGTCAGTATAAAAGGGTTATCAAACTGTGCGAGAACGGCGAGGGTAATTCAAGTGTGTTTATGGACGATAAACCAATTCCGATTGGATGGGAGGGTTGGTAATGAGTCTGTTAATTCAAAATATGGATATGCCTAATAGTTGTAAAGAATGTAGAGTTTGCTCTATTGATTTTGATTGGTTTAATTGCCCTTTAGGTAGACAGGCTGATGGTCGTGTTTTAGATTTAGAGAACTATAACGATGAATTTATTTACACGGAATCAAGACACCCTGATTGTCCTTTAAGGGAGATTCCCACACCACACGGACGGTTGATTGACGCTGACGCTTTACCATTAAAAGATATTGATAATTCAAATTATCCCAGTAATTATATTAAAGCAGCACCTACTGTTATTGAAGCGGAGGGGTAAATATAATGAACGATAAGGAATATCGTTATACTATTATGCTTTGTGAGATTAAGGAGAATATATGGTGAAACTTGGTGATAATAAAGTTGAAATTCTCGGAAACGACATTGAACTTGCCTTAGAGTTTTATAATATATATTTTATAAAAACGTACAACGGCAAAACAATGTCAGTTTATGAAATTTCGATAGACGATTTTATGCTTCTTTCCAAAATACCCGAAGAAAAATGGGATGTTGATTGGGGTTGGTGGAGATATGCGGAAGGTAGCAATCTACGTTTTTATCCAACCTGCACATTCAGCGTGAATAATAAAAAGATGATTGGTTTTTATGATGAAATACACTCTGAGAACTCAAAGAACGAGTTTTATTCAGGTATAAGAGATTATTTGTGTCACGCAATAGGGGCTTCAACAGAAACCAATGTCTGTGCGATTGCTACGGATTTAGCAAGACTTAACGGCTTAACACTTGGAGAATTATTTAGAAGATATAGTGATAATTGATTTTCAAAATTCATAATTTTTATAATTATCATAATAAAGAGGAATAATTATGGGATATAAATATCACGTTCACGCTTCTCGTTATCCATATCAAGGATATTGGGAAACCGATAGAGGATTTGAAACATTAGATGAAGCGGTTAATTATATTAAACAATGTCAATCTGAGGGTATGTAATTATTGATTTACAATGTAGAGATTTTTAAAGGAGTAAATATGTTTATAATTATATTATTTTTAACAATTATTTGTATAGCAATAGGAGTGATTATCGATAAAAACAGATATGGCGATGGTGAGATATTTTATCTTATAGGAATACCATCGTGTGTAATAATGCTTATAGTAACCATTATTTTAGGGATTTGTGTTACTTCTGCGTGGGTGATTGATGAAAAAATCAATCTTTACGAAACCGAAAATAATAAAATAGACAATCAACTTTGCGAGATAGTTGAAAACTATAAAGGCTACGAAAAAGATACATTTGAAAGTTTGAAGAATAAAAACGCCGACACGCTTATATCATTGTATCCTGAATTAAAAACCGATACGTTAGTCAAAGAGCAAATTAAAGTTTATACTAACAACCGAAAGGAAATTATTAAACTCAAACAAGGAAAAATTGATGTTAAGCCTTTACGTTGGTGGCTTTATTTTGGAGGTTAACAAATGAGAGAGATTTTATTTAGAGGTAAACGAACTGATAACGGCGAGTGGGTATACGGTGATTTAATCCGTGATTGTATTTGTAACACTACTGTTCAACACATAGGATATTATTTGTACGGAGAAGTAGCAGATATAGAAAATGATGATGTAGTGTCTGTTATCCCCGAAACTGTTGGACAATACACAGGGCTGAAAGATAAGAACGGTAACAAGATATTTGAGGGAGATATTGTTGTTATTAATACATCCGAAAAAAGAAAAATCAAAAAATATAGAGTTGAGTTTGATAATGGTATTTTTGGTATAAGATTGTCAACAAACGCTAACGACAACACAATTATTCCGCTTAGAGCATTTGATTATATCGAGATAATTAAAGGTGAAGAAAATGATTAAAATACAAAGAAAAATTCAATTTCATAATGATTGTGGAGCTTTAGTTAATTATGAAGAATTAGAAAAAGCTGTATTATGGTACGCTCCACACCCTGTCGCTTCTAACAAGCACATTTATAAATACGGCGAATATCCTGCCGTAAGCATTGGAAAACAAAAAGTACATATACACAGATTGCTTATGATGTATTGGTGCGGATATATATTTCCAAGTGATATTTATGTACATCATATTGATGAAAATAAACTGAACGCTACGAAAAGTAATTTAGCTATAATACCGTGCCGTGAGCACCAAAGATATCACAACAAAGGCAAACAGATTTCCAATTATCAAAGGCAAAGAATAATAGAAACTAACCGTTTGAGAAAAGGAACACGGAGAGATTATTATAAATCCGACGTTTCGGCGCACGACGTTTATATACTTGTTAAACAAGGATATAGCTTTAATAAAATTTCAAAATTGTTAGGTCTTGATTGGTCGTGCGTCAAACAAAGATATTTTGATTATATCCACGACAATCCCGAACTGTTGGAGGTGGACTGATGAAAGCGTGGAAAGTGAATGTAAAAGACGACTTTTGCAGTGTTGTTGTTTTTGCCCCTACAAGAGGAATAGCAAAATCTGTAGCATTATCATCAGATATATTACCCGACCCAGAGTATCTATTTTTAGAAGCAATTCGTTATCCGATAGCTGACTCACAATACAACGGTAACGGAGAACCTTGTTGTATGTATTGGGATGACCCAGATGATAGGCTATTTCTTGTAAAAGAGTGCGGATGGACTTGCGAAGAATTTATGTTGGAATGTTGTGAAAAATGTTCCGCAAAAGATTATTGTGGAGATTATCAACAATGGCTTGATGATAAAGAGGATGATAATAATGAGTAAAGATTTTATTAACTTCCTCAAACGAGAAAATGATACCACTTGTGAGGATTGCGTTTATTCTGAAAATTGTCCGATAATCGAAACAATCGGAAAACCTCATTATGACGCTCGGAGTTGTCATATGTTCACGGATAGAGATGAATTTATGATGAGTGAAAAAATCTGTAATAGGTGTATGAAGAAAGACGTTTGTTTTATGTACACAAATATCAAAGAAGGACGCAAGTGGTATTCTGAATATTTCGGCAAAGGTGTACTTTGTCTTGACTTTGTTGAAAAGTTATGTCAAAAGTGACGCAACTTTTCAGTAATAAAATTGTGCTTTTAAATACATAAAAAAGAAAGGATGATTGTCTATGGATGACGTTGGAATCACAAGGAATGAAAGATACATACTTGTTAAACCTTGCAAGACTCTAAAAAAGGTTGGCACGATATATGAAGTCGGAGATTTTAACGGCGGTTGTATAATTTTTCGTAACGTCAACACTAAAGTAGCTGTTATGGCTTTACCGCTTAAAGACTTTAATATGATTAAAGAGTGTTTTAAACGTGTAGATTATAGTAAAATGAAATCGGGTTGGACTGAGTGGACGAGATTCAATCCACAGGTTATTGGTATTTGGTTTGACTACTATTCTGATTTGATTAATGCTGAAATTTATTACAAGACTAATAGACACAAGACTTTTGTAAAAATTAAGATTCCGGCAGTAGACGGAGTACAAACTATCGGACGAGCAAGTTGTAATTATAAATTTGACGAGAAGTTTGATTTAACTACGGGATTCAATCTTGCTTTAATCAGAGCATTAATTAAGTACAGAAAAGAATATTGTATCAATAGAGATAATGATGTTCTCAAAACCTTAGAAGTTGTAGAAAAGAAATTTATTGAATATATTAACAAAAAATCCGCAGATAATTAAAAACTGCGGATATTTACTAAATTTTTTTGATTGTTTATTGTATAATAAATAGTGAAAGGTGGTGAGGAAATTGAGTAGTGAAATTTATCTTGATAACGCTGCTACGGGTAAACCGAATATACAAGCGGTACATACAATGTTTCCTTATTTAATCGGAGATGAATATTACAATCCTTCTTCATTATATAACTCTGCTAAAAGAGTTAGAAAAATGATTGACGGGGTGAGGACGGTTATTCTTGATAAAATCCGAGGAAAAGAAGAAGACAATCTTATATTTACTTCTGGTGGTAGTGAGGGTAACTGTACGGCGATTCAAGGATTCTTTCATTGGTGTTTATCTAAGAAGAAGTCCGGTGTTGTTTTGTATTCCGATATAGAGCATAAATCTATTACGAGTATGTGCGAGGATTTAAACGAAATTTATTCTTCTGAGAGTATTGAATTGTCGTGTGTTAAAATTCCTGTCGATACAAAAGGATTCTACGATACTTCGGAATTGTTAAGATTGATAGAGTTTTATCATACTGAGGGTTACGAGGTATTTGTTAGTTTACAATATGCTAACAATGAGATAGGTACGATTCAACCAATATTTAGATACGTTTCTGAAATTAGAAGTCAAGACAGTAGATTTAGACTTCGTGAGGGTAGGTTGGTGAGGACTACAATTTTTGTAGACGCTGTTCAGGCTTATCCCGAAATTGATATTGATGTACAATATCTTGGAATAGATATTATGTCAGTATCAGGTCATAAATTTGGCTGTCCTAAAGGTATCGGATTTTTATATGTACGAAAAGATATGCCAATTAAACCCTTGATATACGGTTCACAAAATAATGGATTCCGTGGTGGTACTGAGAATGTTGCTTATATTAAATGTATGGGCGAGATAATTGAAAATCTACATTCACAAAGCAGAATACAAGGTATTCGCAATATGAGAGAAATTCGTGATTATTGTATTGAGCAACTTAAAGAACTCGGTTGTGAACTTGTAGGAGATAATTCATTAAGACTTGCGAATAATATCTGCGTTATTCTTCCTAAAGGTGTATCGGGAGAGGGTATGATTTATATGCTTGATTCTGATAATATTCTTATTTCCGCTGGTTCAGCTTGTAATTCAGAAAAGATAGGACAATCAAGTGTATTGAAAACCATCGGTATAGGAGATGAAGAAAACTACCGAGCGATACGGATTTCCTTATCAACCGAGATAACTAAACGGCAGATAGATGTTTTGATAGACAACATCGAAAAAGCTATAAAAGTATTTACTGGTTAGTTATTTGTTATTTAAACACGATAAATAATATTAAAGAAAGGTTGATGTATTTGCTTAATTCAGAAGTATTCACTAAAGAAATTGAGTTAATTAAAAACAGACAGATAAAGGAAACTGTTATTGAGGTTCTTGATTTATCACCTGAGATTATTCAGCATATCCCAGCTTCATCAACGGGAAAATATCATCCTGAGTATTCTCTTGGCGAGGGTGGTCTTGTGCGACACATTAAAGCTGCGGTTTATATAGCTTTCTGTTTGGCACAGACTGAAACTTTTAGAAACCTTGTAATAAATAAGTTTAATGATAATGATGATAGTCTTGCTATGGTGCTTGAAAATACACGAGATTGTGTATATGCGTCTTTAATTTTACACGATTGTCAAAAGCCGGACGCTTCACCACAACATCGTACAAGATTTGCTCATCCTATTATCGCTGCTAAGTTGTTTGTCGAATGTGCAAAAAATCATATGATAAACAGGTTTGATAAAGGATGGGTTAATACTATAGCACAATGTATAGCTTCACATATGGGTGAATTTAACACTTCATCACGAGATGGAGATACGGTTCTCCCTAAACCTATGACTACTATTGAGTCATTTGTACATATGTGTGATTATCTGGCGAGTAGAAGATTTTTGGATTTTAATTTTGAAAAGTTCTACACTAATTATCCTGAGTTAAAAAAGGAGTAACAAATGGAAAAAGAAAAAATAGAAACAGAAGTTAAAGAAACACAGACAGAAAATAAAATTATAGATATTGCAGAAGTAACCGAGGAAGTAAGACCGAGTTTTTACAGAGTAAGAGATTTACAGGAAGATAAATTTATTACTGAGTATGAGGGCAAACCTATTGCTGTTGGTATTAATAATCAAGGTGTATATGCACTTGATGATAATGGTAAAAATATCCTTTTGCCTCCCGATAGATTTGTTGTTCAGACTTGTACTCTTATTTGTGATAAGAACAAAGTATTTATCTATGAGGGCGATATTTGTAAAGACACTATTTCAGAAGTCGAAGGAATGATTGTTTATGTAGCCGAAGAAGCTATGTATGCTCTCTTTGATTTTTCTGAAAATAAGTTTTATCCTGTTCAGTTTGCAAAATTCTCACGAGATATTGAAATCGTTGGAGATATATTCTCAAATGAAAAATACAAAGATTTCTTAACTTCTCACGAAGCCGAGAAAGAGTGATGTTTTTTGCAACAGAAAGAAGTACAGAAATTAACTAAAGAGCAACAGGAATTTGCCGTACAGAACATTGGTCTTGTATATCATTTTATAAATACCCACAATATTGACGCTGAGATTCACGAGGGCAATATGATAGTCAAATATCTAAATTGTGTTATGAAATATGATTCTTCTGTGGGAGAATTTTCAACCTATCTTTACAATGCTTTAAAACATTATATGGGTTGGTATAACAAGCATATGCGTTACAAAGATAGATATATGGAGAATCTTAATGGCTCTATGGAAGAAGAAATTATGAACATAAACGGTGAGGGTACTAAACTTACACTTCACGATGTTATAGCCGACAAAAAAGCTGAGTTTATTGGTGGGGTTGAGTATAGCGATTCTATCGCAAGATTCATTGATAAATTGAATCCGAGAGAACGTCAAATCTTTGAAATGCGTTGTAAAGATTACACATTACAAGAGATAGGTAATGAAGTTGGAATTACAAGAGAAAGAGTACGACAAATTATCGAAAGAAAAATAAAACCTAAATTGCTAAGAGCAAAAATAGTAAAGAAACGAAAGGACGGTTGTTACATACTTGGAAATTGTTAATATTTATCTTTCCGGCGGTATGGGTAATAAACCTTTTGAGGAACAGGTTGGTTGGAGAAACGAATTAATTGAAAAGATAAAACAATATACCGACACTTTTGGTAAAGAGTTTAATTTTTCATTTTTTAATCCACCTTATTATTATTCACCTGTTACTGAGAATCATAAGTCGGAAAAAGAAGCTATGGAGTTTGATTTATATAAACTCCGCAAAGCCGATGTTGTGGTAGTCAATTTTAATGTACCAAAAAGTATTGGCACGGCTATGGAGTTAATGTTAGCAAAAGAGTATAACATTCCGATAATAGCCTTTAATTATTCCGATGATATACACCCGTGGCTCAAAACTTGTTGTACAAGGATATGTGAGAGCCTTGATGAGGTTGTTAGTCATATATCAAATTTTTATCTTAATTAAGGAGGAAATCAAATGGCAAAGAAAAACAATGATAAGAATAAGATTGTTAGAGAAAATTGGATGAACAATTTTACTCTTATCGGTAGGTATGTTCCACATAATACATTTATCAAGATTGATGAAAAGAGCGAAAATTCTAACTGGCAGTACAGTAATATGACGCTTGGTGTTGATTGTGGTGAAAAGTGTGGAATTGTAACGGCTGATATGGTTGGCGGTTTTTCACTTGAAAGAGAAAATGTTATCTATGCTCACGGTAAGAATGAGGACGGTAGCGATGACTATAGCAATCAGATTTTAGTTGCTTGGGAAGACAGATTCGATGAGAATATTCTTGAATCTATTGGCGATAGAAGTTTTATCGTTGTAGGTCTTGAATTTACCGATAAGAAGAAGGTATTTTATAAGAAATTCCTTAGTGCTTATGACGCTATTCCTTATATCGAACAGGCTCTTGACGCACTTTCCGATGACGCTGTTATCAAGGTAAGGGGTTCGCTCAAATATTCTCTTTACAATGACGTTACACAGGTCAATAAACAGATTACACAGATTTATATTGATACAAAATCTAAGGAAGAAGATTTTACTGCTAAGTTTGTACAGTCTATTCTCGTTGATTCTGATAGTATTGATAAGAATGAAATTGATAAGGAACGTGGACTTGTTTACATTAATGCAAGAGTTCTTGATTACGTTAAGGAGATTAATGGCAAGGATATTTCGAGTCAGTATCCGTTCTCAAAGGTATTTGAGTTCTATACTGATTTGAACGACAAGAAGAAGTTTGCTGCTATTATGAGCAAACTGTTTAAACCTAAGAAGAACATTAGACAGGTTACATTTAACGGTCTTTTTGTTGAGGGCGGTGCTACGGTTACTACTACATATGAAGATGTACCCGATGATGTAAAAGAGTTAGTTGATATTGGTGTATATACCGAGGAAGAAGCTATTGCAGCTTGTTCAACAGGCGGTAGTCGTGAACGTCATATGGTTCTGACTAAGCCTTATATTAAGAATACAGATGGAACGTCAATTCCTCAGATTTTTGACGATGTATACACAGAAGATGATTTGAGTCTTAATGTAGACACAGATGATAATGAGGAAGTTTCTTCCGAAGAATTTGATGAGTTTCTTGCTGACCTTTAATGGTTAGCAAGAAATCATAGAAAGGACTGATATTGTGGCTTTTGGTAGAAAAAATCACGTTAAATTAGATATTCTTGCTTACAATGCTATGCTTTTAGGCGAATCTAAGTGTGGTAAGACAACCTTAATTAAAGAGGTTTGTGAGAAAGTTGCCGGTGAAGATGGTTATTTATTTATCGAAACAGGTAGCGAGAGAGGTGCTGACGGTATAGAAAATATTAACTATATCAACTGTCCTAAGTGGAATATGGACTATGATGAGTTCTCTAATAGTGCTGGATTTGCTGATGTTTGTGAGGATATTATTGAAAATAAAACAACCGATTATCCGAATCTTAAAGTTGTTGTATGGGATACATACGACCACCTTATTGACATAGCCGAGGAAGAATCTATTAGGCTTTGGAATAAAGAATGTAGAGCAACAGGTCATCCCGAAAAGGCTTCTAAGACTATTAACGGTGCTTGGGGTGGTTTCGGTAAAGGCGAGAAAAAGGCAATTTCTCTTATGCTCGATATGATGGCACGTTTGAGAATGGTTGGCGTTTCAACAATCGTAATCGGACACGTTAAGACAAAGGACGTAGCTGATGTTGTAACAGGCGAAACTTATCAGATTTTAACCTCCGACCAGCAGCAGAATTACTTTAATGCTATTAAGAAAAATCTTCATTTCTTAGGACTTGCTTATATCGACCGTACTATTGCTAAGGAGAAGACTGGCAAGAAGAATATCGTTACTAAGAAGGACGAGGTTGTAGGTAAAATCAAAGACGAAACACGAAAGATTAAATTCCGTGATGATAGTTACGCAGTTGATAGTGGTTCTCGATTTGCTGATATAGTGTCGGAAATCAATCTTGACGCTGATGAATATATCGAAGCATTAACTAACGCTATTCTTGCGGAACAGAAGAAGTCTGGTGTTTCTCTTGACAAGGTTAAGAAAGAACAGGCTAAAGAGAAAAAAGCCGAAGAAAAGCGTATAGCCGAAGCTGAAAAAGCAAAGAAGTCTGAGAAAGCTACGGGCGAAGTAGTATCTGAAATTCTTGAATATCTTAAAGCTAATAAATCCGATATGGATATTGTTAAGCCTATTATGGCTGCAACAAGAGAACTTGGATATGAAAATCCGAGTAAGATTGATAATATGAAGGACGCTAAAGCTATTTTAGAACTTTGTAAATAATCAAAATACGAAATACGGGCAGAGGGAAACTTCTGCCCTATGAGGTGCTATTATGGGAAAGAAAATATCTATAGGTGATAGATTTGGTATGCTGACTGTAGTGGCAAGAATCCCCGAAACTAAGAGATGGCTATGTAAATGTGATTGTGGCAAAGAAGTTGAAATGAGTTCAGCAACTTTACGCAGAAATATACACCTTGTACGTTCGTGTGGCTGTTCAAATGAAATAAATCCTAATTTTGAAGCGAATATTGATGAAGCCGAGGAAATAGTCGCTTGGAAAAAACTTTTTGAATATGTTAAGAAGTTGTTGGGTTATAAACAGGGTGAAACCTTAACCCGTTCTCAGATATATCGCTTAAAAGGTTTAGCTAAAGGTTTATATTATGCTAATACCAAAGTAAAACCCGAAGCAAGTTATTCGTATTATGTTATTTACCTTGCGTTCAAAGGTTCATCGGCAGAAATACAAAGAGCAATAAAGAACAATAAATTTAACGGCGATGAAGAATATAAATTCAATTATGCCTTGAAGATTGCTGAGTCAAAAATTCAAACGATTCATAAGCGTTTAGAATCTAAACAAATTGCTAAAGATAAGTTAGATTCTCAAATTGACGAGGTAACTGAATGGTATAACAGACCGAACAAAGGGCAATACAAGCCTAAAAAGAGGAAAGAATATTCTTGGGCTGAGGATATGTGGTAGGAGGTGTAAGTTACGGCAAATAAGAAAATAGATAAACTAACACCCTATCAAAAAGAAGTATTAGAAACCGCAACGAAAATCAAGGAATATAAACTTAATGCCGAGGCAAATGTAGTTAGTATTCTTTATAAGAATCCTGATAGTTTTTATGATATATCACTAACTGAGAAAGATTTTTCTAATAATATTTGGAGAGTATATTTCATTATCGCTAATGATATTTTTATCAACGAAAAGAAAAATATACTCGATGACGTAACTATAGGTACATATTTAGAGAAACACCCGAAACTTAAAACTAAATACGAGGAATACGGTGGCTATGAAACCATCAGTATGGCTACAAAGTATATTCAAGTTGAAAACCTATCGGGTTATGTAACCGAAGTAAAGAAATGGAAAGCCATATTAGAGTTATGCAAGGCTGGATTCCCCGTAGGGCAGCATTTGTCTGAATACGTTGATACGGATATTGAAGAAATATACGATAACCTTGAAGCACAGTTAAACAATATCTTTGTTAATACTGATGAAAACGTAAAATCATATAATGCGTTTGAAGGTATGCACGATTTTGTTGAGAAATTAAATGAAGGTGACGAGGTTGGACTTCCTCTTTATAACGCTCCAATATTGACAGATATGATTAGTGGTTTTAATCTTAACGGTCATATTTATGGTTTAGGTGCTAATTCCGGCGTAGGTAAATCAACAATGGTATTCAATTATCTTGTACCGACCGCCATTGAGCAAAAGGAAAGAATGATATTGATTATCAACGAAGAAGATGAAACGAAAGTAAAACGTGAACTTCTTATATGGGTAGCCAATAATATTTTCAAGGTTGAATTACAAAAACATACTCTCCGTGACGGTCACTTTGACAAAGAAACTATGGAATTGCTTATCCAATGTTCTAACTGGATAGAAGAACGTAAGAACGAACATATACTAACTATAATCCCTCTTGAAAGATATACCGTGGGTACTGTCATTAAGATTATTAAAAAGTATTCTTCGTTAGGTATCAAGATGTTTGTGTTAGATACTTTTAAGGAATCACAGGACGCTAAAACAGATGAGATATTTAAAAGTATGATGAGAGATATGGTTAAACTATATGACGTAGTTAAGCCGAAAGCAAAAAACGTAGGATTGTTTGTAACGTATCAGCTTGGTAAGAACAGTTTACAAGTACGACACTTCACCAATAACAATATTGGACAAGCTAAATCCATCATTGACCCTATGAGCGTAAACATTATGATGAGAAGACCTTTTGATGATGAGTTTGATGGTAAGAAAAATCAGTTAGAATGTAAACGCTTAGAGGGCAAAAATAAAGCTACTAAGATTCCTTTTACTTTAGATAACGACAAAAAGTATATGATTACTTTTGTCTTAAAAAATAGATTTGGTGATACAGA